GAACGGGATTTCCAGTTCCTGATTGCCGAAATAGCCCACGGTGGGGTCGTCGATCTCACCCAGGATCCCGGCGCCGGTCACGGTTTCGCTGGACGGCTCAAAGTCCGGCAGCGTCATTTCCTCACCGACACCCAGCAGGCGGTTTCCCTTGTTGTAGACGTTGTAACGGTTGATCTTAGTGGGGATCGTGTTCATCTTTATTCACCTCCGATTGCGCTTTCCAGGGCGTCCACGTCATATTCGCGGACATTCTCGATATATTCCGCGGGAATGTACGGGGCCATGTAGGTGTGTACGGTCAGGTGGCCGGCCAGCAGGTTGGTAACGGGGTTTTCGTCGCTGCGGAACTCAATAGACTGGATCAGGCGCTTATTGCCCGGCTTGTCAACTTTCTGGAAATAAGTCCGAATGAAATTATTTCCGTCCCAGTCAAAGAAACGGCGCACAGCCCACCAGCGATCTTTCGGATCCGTGGTGGAGGGATAGGCCGCGGTGTTGTTGCCCCAGGACTTGAACCCGTCGGCATTAACCGCGGTAATGACGCCGTTGGCGTTCAGCACGTCGTCGGCCTGCTGCTGATCCAGCGCCACCGTGGTGCCGTCTTTCAGAACCGTGGCGGTGCTCCGCAGGTCCTTATTGGACGGGCTTTCGTATGGCACGTCTGCGTTGTTGGCGTCCGTGTAGGCCGTCAGGGCGGCAAACATGGCGGACAGGTAATAGATCTTGTCGCCCACCGCACCCATGGGCCACAGGGCCGCCGCGTGGGGAGAGGTGGCCCCCAGGGCCTCTTTGGCGGTTTTCACGTCGGTGTAAACGTCCGCGCCGCCCTCCTCCTTGTCGGTGGAAATATCCAGGTAGGTCACGCAGTCGAAATTCCCGTTGATCGCCTCGGTCTTTGCCTGGAGTGCCGCCGCCACGGTGGGGTTGTGGCTCCATCCGGGGGCCAGCAGGATCCCGGCCGTCATGCCGAAACGGGGGTAAATCTGGCGCACCAGTTCCAGGCCGGTTTCCTTGCCGGTCATGGCGTCCACGCCGCCCACAATGTCCGCCGGCGTCACGCCGTCCGGTTTCAGGCTGGTGCTGGATACTTTCAGGGTTTCCGCCTCCTTTGCTGCCTCGGACAGAATGGTGATCGTCACCGTCCCGTCCTCCGCATGGGTGGCCACGTAGTCGCTGCCGGCCACCAGGGGGGCGTCCGCGTTCTTGACCACGATGGTGTCCAGGAGGACAAACTGCTTTCCGTATGCCACGGAACCGTCCGACACGGCGCAGTCCTCCTCCTCGTTTTCCGTGGTGTGGCTTGCTTTGCTGGGATCCAGCACGTTCACCAGGATAATGGGCGCCACGTTGAAAACTCGGAAACAGGCGTCCATGCTCTGGCAAAGGGTGAAGTTCTTGAAGTCGTCCGAATAGCCCATGGCCTGCTGGCACTCCGCGAAGGAATAGCACACCACGGGCTTGTTTACGGCCGCCTCCGGGTCCGCCGCCATGTGGATCGGGGCGGTTCCGAAGATAACCTGCAGGCCCGCCGTTCCCTGGATCGGTGTGGTCAGGCTGGTTTCCTGCTCCTGGTTGTAAACGCCGTGATTATAAGCCATTGTTCAGTCCCTCCCTTTAGGTCTTGCCCTGTACGGCCTTATACAGGGTGTAAATGCGGCCGGATTTCTGGCGCAACTGGCGCATGGCCTCCGGCAGTTCCTCCAGGGGCACGATCATGGCGGCCAGGACCTTGTTTTTCTCGGTCGCCGCTTTCAGCCCCTCCGGGATCCCGTTGTTGTAGGCGGTGAACTGCCTGGCCACGCCCTTAATGGACGGGCCGCAGTACACCACCGTGCTGGCGGCCCCCGCCGCCTTGCTGGTTCTCTTGGTCATGTATATGGCACCTCCTGGCGCACCGCTGGCGCCTCAAATTTCAGCGACATGGCCCCGAAATAGTAGGGGTGTGTGTCGTCCTGCTGTGTGACCCATTTGATCGGGTACACGATGGACCACGGGCCGCCTACCGCGCCCCCGCTGTCCGTTTTGATCCTCACCATTGGATTTTTGGCATATCGCCCGTAAATCTCCTGGATGATGTGCAGCACGTCCCGGTATCCCTGCCGGTTCGGGTTTTTGTCGTAGACGCACACCACCAGGATCAGGTCGATTTCCTGGGGGCTGTTTGCGTCCTGTACGTTCCCCTCGCTGGTCCGCACGATGATGTACGGCTCCGGGATCTCCTCGGTCCGGTCCTCGGTTTCGTCCATTCCCTCAATGATCGGGAGGTCCTGGGGATAAACCCGGATCGGCCGCTTATCTCCGGCGGAACTCTGGAGGGTCTGCCCCTCGAACAGGTCCGCCAGATCCGCCACAATGGCGTCCTGCAAAAATTCCGGTGTCGTGGTGTTCGCCTCCTTGACTTTTCGCCGCTTTTCGTGGTAAATTCTTGTTGTGGTAATAGTCTGAAAATCGTGGTAATACGCGGCACGAAAGGGTGTGTTAAAATGCCGGTACAACTCGATCTTTGGTCCATTTCTCCGCCCGTTCCTTCCCGTCCCGCTGGCAGCGCGAACGATCCAGACGCTTTTGGGTGCTGCTCTCGGTATCGTTCCTGTTCTGCTGCCGGGAAGTGCTTAATTCCTGGCCTTGACTATTCCGCCCACTGTTCTTATCGAAAGAACCTGGAGGCCGGCCGGATTTTCTACGGGAAAAACTCTTGCGGGTTCTCTGCGGACCGCTATTGTTCGTTATGCTCTGCCGTCTGCGCTCTGCCGGACGGTGCCCGGCTTGCGCTTGACAGCCTGGTGGTTGATTTCTGCGAATACCGGCGCGGGGCCTCCTCGGTCGTCGTCCGCTCCGTATTCGTTTCTGATCTGGCGGGGCTTTCCCTTTTTGATTTTTCCCCGCTTGGCCCCATGTTCCCGCGTCTGTGTGGCTATCGGCAGTTGCTTTCCTCTGTTATGGAAAACCCCTCCTATGGCCCAATGTTTCGCCGGGCACAGGAGGCCGGGGCCTGCTCGAAACCCGGTCCGAAAACAAAAGAATTTCTGTCCGATTGGTTGAACCGCGCCGGGGTTTCCTTGCGGGATGAACTTTCTGCACCGTATCTCTTGGCGTCCATACGGCCGGATGCTCTTTCATATCTGGAAGAACTGTACCATGATACTTCGGCCGCGTCCTATGATGGCCGCATATACGCTCGTTCTCCTCTTGCGGAGGATGGTTTTTTGTCCGTCGCGGACTACGAAAGGGAGGAACTGCGCCGGATCTCTCTTTCCCGTGGGTATTCCCCGGAGGAAAAAGCCAGCCTTTCCGCCCCGCTCCTGGAGGCCCAGTCCGCCCGATCCCGCTCTGCAAATAATGGGGGTGGTTCTGTATGACCTTTGGACCTTTTGAGATCCCGGAGGAGGAACTGCTGGAGGCTTGCAAGCGTCTGGAGCGTGCCCAGGCGATTTCCCCGGAGGCCGTCCTTTCTTTCGATGTTTCGGCCCGCTCGATGGTTATTCAAGGGTCAGACGGGTGCCCTTATCACGTCCGCCTTGATGGGTGCGAATGTGTAGACTACGAACGCCGGCAACTTCCGTGCAAGCATATTTACCGCCTGGCTCTTGATCTCGGCTGTGAATTTCCAGAGGCCCCGGCGTTTGATCCTTACCTTGCCGCCGAATACGATATTTCGGAGGATCTGGACCGTTTGCGTCGGCGCTGGGTTTCCGGCCAACTTACCCTGGCGGCATACTCGAAATGCGTTGACGCGCTCCGTAGTTCTGCCGCAAAGGTAAAACGCCGTCGGGGTCGCCCTAAAAAACAATGATTTACGCGCTTTGTCGGATTGCCTTTGCGATCCGCTTGTCGATCTCCTGGTCCAGGACCATGTAAAGCATGGCCCTGGCCTTTTCTTGTACTTCCTCGTTTGACATCATGCTTGGGACGGAAGGTTAAAACCTTAATTCTGGTCATATCCGGCCATTGGCCACGGTGCGGCATACCGTACTTTTTAACGCGGTCCGCCGCGCCGCTTACCGTGTAAGATTGCCCCACCATTCGCTGCACAATCGCCTTGTGGGTGCTGCTGAACTGCGCCTCAAACGCAGGCGCCCCGCCGCGCTCCAGTAGTTTCATCCCGCCAGACTGCAGAACCTTTGCCTTCACGCCTTGGTCTGTCTGGTTTGTCAGGAAGTCGATCAGATCATTTACCGGGCCTTTGGAACGGATCACTGCCTCGATGTTTCCCGGCTTTGCCGTCTGCAACCTCGGCGCGCCCTTGCTTTTGTCTTTCAGCACGTCGTCCTTTATGGTGTAGGTTCCTGCCACGTCTTTGGTGATCTGCTTTCGGACCTTCCGGGCCGCCGCATTGATGGACAGTCGGAGAACGTCCGGGGCCTGGAGCGCCAGGCGTTCCAGGCGTTGGCCGATCCGTAGGATTTCGGCCTGGGTGTCAACTTCAATGTGGATCATGTGCGGATCGCCTCGATTTCGATTGACAGGACGCCGGCGGCCTCATCCGCCTGTACCACGCGATACTCCCGGCCGTCCAGGTTCAGGGCCTTGCCGGACATAGGCCGCCCGCCGTAGTCTGATTTACTCACATACAGCAGGCGCCGCGTCCTGTACGTCCCGTCTGTGTGGACGCCGCCCCTGGCCGCGTCCCGCTCCAGTAGTGCGTCGTCGTCCACCACCGCGTCCATTTCCCGGCCGTCAATGGTGTGGGTGTCTGCAAACTCCTGGGCGTTCAGGAACACGCCGTGAATATCTGCCGCCACGCAGTCCTTGAAAGAGGGGGCGCCCATTACTGGGCACCCCCGTTTTCATTCTCTGCGGGGGCGTAGACCTCCGCCGCCGTGATCACAGCGATCAGGTCCGCCTTGGTCTTTGCCTCGGAGATCTCCAGCCCCATGTCGGTGGCCATTCTCTCCAGGTCGGCCTTTTTCAGGCTCTCCAGATCCTTGGGGTCCAGGTGTCCGGCAATCATTCCGCCGTCCTGGGTGCCCTGGGTGCCGTCCTGGCCGTCCTGGGTGCCCTGGGCGCCGTCCTGGGCGGTCTTGGCGTTTTCGCCGCTCCATTCCGCGCTCTTATTTCTTACCCATGCGTCCACCATTTTGGCGTCGCCTCCGGGCAGCGCCTCACCCTCCTGGTACATACGGCCCAGGTAAAGGATCGGCCGCTTTGCAATCAACCTTTTCATTTCGCGGCCCTCCTCTTTAGCCCAGCAGTTTCACCAGCACGGTGGCGTCGGTGCTTTTCGCTGCGGCCACGGCCCAACCTGCAGGGGTGTTGCTTTCGGAGGTTGTCGTGATATTTTTGGCGGACTTGTCCCAGTACACAGCCGCCCCCAGCGTGATCTCTCCGGTCGCCTTGGGGATCTCGAACACACCCACGACGTGAACGGCTCCGGTTTCATTGGCCGCAATATCGTTTCCCGCCACGCCGATCCGGGTAGCCAGGTCCACCACGTCGCCGTTGCTCACGGCCTCGGTGGCGGTGTAGTCGATGGTTTCGCCTCTCTGCCAGTATTTCGCGCTCATTTCCGTTTTACCTCCTTACTGCCTTACAGCGTGATGGTGGTTCCGGGGTTCTTGGCAATACCACGGAAGTCCACGGCGGTGATACCCCAGTCCAGCCAAATGTCCCACACATAGCCCAACTGGCCTGCCACTTCCATACGGCGAATGGTCGGGGTTTCCTGTCCGTTCAGGTAGTCCACCTGAATGGAACGTGCATAGGCGGGATCGCCCACAACAAACCAGGGCACCGCATTGGAACCGGCCAGGGCGTTCAGGGTGCCCTCCTCCACCACCTGCAGGCGGTTCCGATACTGATACAGGGCGTTTGCGGTGTGGCTGCCGATCCCGTCCACGTCAATCTGCGCGGTTTCCAGGATCTGCGACATGAGGAACCCGTATCCCACGGGCACGATGATGTACCGGGGCTGCACCATAATGCTGTCACCGAAAGGATCGGTCTGGGTCAGCAGTTTCAGCATGATGGCCTGCAGCGTATCAATGGAGGGCGCCGCGCCGCTGGTGATCAGGTTGTTGTGGCTGGCGTCAAACAGGGCCACACCGTCAAAGATCGTCGGGTTGTTGAACAGAATGGAATACACCTGCTTGTTGATCGTGCGCTTGGCGGAGGCCGCATACATACCGGGCACCTGGGTGATAAAGCCCACGTCGTCGTTGATAAACGCCTCCCGGGTCATGGAGAACTGACGGCCATAGGTTTCCACCTTGCGCTGGGGCAGCAGATCCGTCTTGGGGGTGTCGTGTTTCAGTTCGCCGTTCTCACCCACGCGCATGAACTCGCCGGCGCCGCCCGCCAGGTACTCGTGACCTTTAGTGGGCTTGAAGTAGGTCACGCTGCCCTTGGTGGTCCATACCTGGAAGGTGGTGGGCACGGCCTGGTATCTCTGCACGATGGCCTTTCTGATCGTGTTGTCCAGGATCGCGGGAAATGCCGCCGTGGGATTGAAGAACTGGCGGCAGGCCATGCTCCACAGGTCATCCTTGGACATACGGAGAAGGGAGGCCGTAGTCCCCAGGCCCTCCCGGGCCATACACTCAATGGCCAGATCCCGCAGGGACAGTCCGCGCATTTGCTCCGCGTTCTCGCTGGGGCGTTCCACCTCCATGCCGCTACGCAGCAGCAGGCCGTCCACAGCCGCCTGTCGGAAGTTGTCCTGCTCCCGTCCGTTGTCGGACATTCTGGTGCCCACGGGGCCGTTGTGCTGGAT